TACTGGTTCTATTACAGGGGGTTCTCCATCTTCAACACTGGCAAAACTTAATCTTAAAGGTGATGGAGCTACTAACATTGCAAGGTTTGAAAACAGTGGAGGTACTCAAGCTATTGCTATTAACAATAATGGGGCTATAACAATAGCAAGAGAGAGTAATATTGGACCAATAATTTATCCATTTAAGGATATTGAAACTACACAAGATATATTAGGATTCGGATTAGGATTTACAAGTAATAAAGTAAATTTTTCTAGTAATAATTATGATGTACTTTTTACAGGTCAAAATTATACAACTACATCAGGTATTGCAAATTATGTAACTATTAGACGAACATTTGCAGCAGCAGCAGGAACAGCTAGTTTTAGACCTTTAAATATAGAATATACAATTAACAACAGTGGCGCACAAACAGGTGGAGCAACAGCAACAGGTATATTCCTAAATGCTACAGAAACTGCATTAAATGGAATGGGTCATGCCTTAATTGATTTGCAAGTTGGTGGATCAAGTAAGTTTAAAGTTTCAAACGGAGGATTAGTTAATACAACAACTATAGCAGCATCAAATTCAGCTTGTAATAGATATTCTGACTCAAGTAGTGGTGGAATTAATTGGGCTTTTGTTAATTCAACTACGGCAGCAGTAGTATATCAAACAACGGGTTTATATAGTGCACTTACAACAGATGTTATTAATACATCTGCTATTTTTGAATTAAGAAGCACAACAAAAGGTTTTTTACCGCCAGTAATGACAACTACGCAAAAAAATGCAATATCTTCCCCAGCAACAGGCTTAGTCATATTTGATAGTACGCTTGGCAAACTTTGTGTTTATGGGGGAGCATCATGGCAAACAGTAACATCAGTATAAATTATATAAAACATGATAACATTAGATAAACCGAGTTTTATCTTCACATCAGAAGAAACTCAAACAAATAGAAAAGTAAGTGAATTAAGTATTAATGTAACTCAATACTTAGGCTTTGTAGAAAAACCTCAAGGTTTTATAAACTCTACAATTAATTCAGATTTTGGCCAATTGACAGAATTAAGTTTAACAATGGAAGACACAGAATTTAAAAACAAAGATGTTTTAGCTGAATTACATAAAATTTATCTTGCTAAACTACAAGCATTAAACAAAAAAATAAATTTTACAGACACCTATAATAATTAATTTATGACTAAAAAAGATTTTCTTGTAATTTACAACACAGCTAATTACGCTGCAAACAACGCTTTTAATAAACTTGGATTGAAAGCAAAGTTTTTTACAAACGCATTTAAAAGCGATTTTGAAGCATTAGCAGATGAAGAGTATTACCTAAGAGCCGAGCTTGCAGAAAAAGACAATGGAGTGCCTAAAAAAGACCAATCTGGCCAATTAATTATTAATTATGAAAATGAAAAAAAATTAATGGTAGAATTGAAGAAATGGAAACAAGAAGAATTTGTTTTAGACAAGTCTAAACTTGCACCATTTGTACCAACTGAAAAAGATGAAAAGTGCTTTTTAATTAGCCCTGAAATATATGAAACACTAAATGGTTTTGTATTTGACTTAAATGAAGAAAAATACCTTGAAATACTTTTGAAACAACAAAAAACATAAATTATAAAACACTAATATTATATGCCTCACAGATTACTTGATATACTAATGTCGTTAATGGGTTTGATAGCTTTACTTGAAAAGCATCATTTTTTATTTGCTTCTATTGCAAGTTTGTGTACTATTTTTTATTGGTTTTACAGATTTGTAGAATGGTTAATAAAAAAAACTACAAGCAAATCAGTTGATGATTTTGAAAAAGGGGCAAATAAATAATATGGAGAGAGGAGATTACATTTTTCAATTTTTAAACCCAGAAGAATGATATGACTAAATTTGGAAAAAAATACAAAAACCACCCAACGCCAAAATGGGCTTTAATACTTCAAGAGTTATTTGAATATGGTTTTGGAGCAATTGCCACTGGAACAATTTTGGTTCCTGACGAATGGGTTTGGTGGAAATATGTAATAGCCATTTCTGGTATTATAGTTGGAGCTTGGAATAAAATAAAGCATTACTTTGCAGAAACAAATAATTTTCCAATAGATGAAAATTCGCCAAAATAATTATGAAAACAGGAATTAAGGGAATTGATTTGATAAAAGAATTTGAATCTTTGCATGATGGAGATTTAAAACAAATAGGGCTTCAACCAAAAATGTGTCCAGCAAATATTTGGACTGAGGGTTATGGTCGAGCCATTCGTGATAACAAGGGATTGTTTATTAAAGGTTCTGCAAACAAAACATTGGCTTATTCTAGCATATCAATACACAATGAAGAGGAAGCGGTAAAAGCATTAATGGAAGATTTAAAGCCACGCGAGCAGCTTATAATTCAAAAAATAAAAGTACCATTAACTCAAAACCAATTTGATGCTCTTGTAGCATATTTTTATAATATTGGATTTTCAGACACCATGGTTAAATTGATTAATGGCAAATTTCCTATTGAGCAAATTACTAAATGGTGGAAAACTCATTATATAACAGGAGAAGGAAACACTAAACCTTTGGCAGGATTAATTCGAAGAAGAAAAGCAGAATCAAATTTATTTATACAACCATGACAACACAAATAACACTAGCACTTATAAGCGTATTGTTTTTTATGCTTATGAAATTTGTAATGGACGCAATAGCCCATTATGATTTTTTTACAAAAATTGGTTGGCCATATTTTTGGAGTAGAACTGCAAAAGAAGCACCTAAAACTAATTGGTTTTATAGATATTTCCCAATGTTTCACGATGCTTGGCATTTGGCTACATTTTTACAAGTATTTCAAATATGTCTTATAGTATCAATACCTTGTAATAATGTTTGGGTATTTCCAATATTGCTTGTAATTTCAGGCTTAGTATTTAATGTTTTAAACGACTGGGCTTCAAAAGTAAAATAATTGCAATTGTAAAAAGTAATTATATATTTGCATTGTATTCATAGTGTTAATTTTTTCATCATTAAGCCCCGAACAACATCGGGGTTTTTTGTTTTGTAACTTTTTAATTTACCTTCGTATTATGAAAATTTGGCAAATAGCATTAATAACAATTTTATCAATTGGTTTAATTATATACTTTGAAACCAAAAATACATTACCCCAACAAACACCAATTTTTGTACCTTCTAACGTAAAGCCATTAGAAAAGAAAGCAGATGACTTGCACAAGTCGGCAGACAGCAGCTACAAGGCAGCAAACCAAACAATTAAAAACACAAAACCCTTAATAAAAAAATACTATGATAAAGACAAAACTATTGTTACTCTTAGCTCTAATAACTCACTTATGTTATTCACAGAATGGAACAAGCAAATTGATAGTATCGGGGAAAGATACTTTTGCCTCGGTGCCGATTCACTTTATAATGAACTCAAATAGAGTTAAGAATATGAACGATATTCAAAAGCAATTATTAGACAGCACATTTAAAGCGTTTGACGCTAAAAACAAAGAAGCTAAATTTTTAAGAAAAGAACTTGCCCTAAAAGATACGATTATAGAGATTAAAAACACCGACATAGGTAAATGCTCGGAACTACTAAAAAAAGAAACGCAGAGGGCAGATAAAGCAGAAAAAAAAGTAATATTTTGGAGATGTGTTTCGGCAGTAACAACTACAGCGCTTGTTTTATATGCAATAATTAAATAATTTTGTTTTAATGGAATTGGATTTCGATAATCTTTCGTGGGATAAAATGCTCGCGGACACATACAACATAAAACCAAAACAAGACCCAAGAGTTTTGTATGAGAGCGTGTTTAGCTTCAAGGAATATCACGAAGATTTACAAGATGTAGATGTAAGGAAATTTCTCAGATTTATACCTATGTGCTATGATAAAAATAGCCCACTTCGACAACACATTACAGAAACAAATCGTTTAAAAATAAAAGCAGCCGATTTAGCTGGATTTGTTCGTCAAGAAGATGGACGTTTTTTAAGCAACGTAGAAAGCGTATTGGCAGGAGAAAGTGAGATTGCTAACAGAATGATTATTCGTTACGTTACGCAACATAAAAACAGCCTTTACACTCGTTTTGTAATGTATCAAGAGTTATACGAAAACGAAATGCAAAAGCTCCGAAGCGGAGAAAAGGGAGTGGCCAAGATTTCAGAATTTGATACACTAGGAGATAGGCTTGATGAAATACGCCAAGAATTATTTAGCCAAGACAATAATCAAAAATTACATCAAGACTTTATTCAATTTTATTTTGAAGATAAACTTTTGCTTCGTCCCGAAGACATAGCTGAAAAATTAAGAAAAGGAGAGCAACCAGTTACTCCACCCGAAAAAAAAAAATTCGAAAAGCAGCCAAGTCAAAAGATACTTAACGAATACCAAAAAGAAGATAGTTACGCCATCATAAACGAAGACCCTGATTTACACCCAATACACATAAAATTACCAAAGTGTGAAGACCCAACTCAAGCAGATGGATATGGACTGCCAATAAAAGATCAAAAGTTTAGCATTGTTAAATGGCCAAATAAATTAGAGTATTTATTATCAACAGTAGAAAAAATTGAAGATGTTTGGGCAACATTAAGCGCAAATCAAGCTGAATATAAAAAAGAAATACGTTGGATTGAAGACCAATGGTACTACACATTAAATGGATATTGGTTTTATAATAATGGAAAACTTACCTACTTAGATGGTTGGCATTACAACTTTTTAAACTTTTGGAAAATTGCTGGAACAATAAATCCCGAATACCGCGACAGAGATAGAAAATGGTATCATGGAATAAGATACGCTTATACTACAACCGAATACCCACAAAAAGACGATAAGGGTAAATTAGTATATCAGAACGAATTAAAAAAAATTCTTAAAATGCAAGATGCAAAAAGGAGAGTATTTTTAGGATATACAGACCCAAAAGGTAGAAGAGCGGGAGATAGCAATAAACACCTTTGCGCCCAATACATTGAAACAATAACCCACTTTGGTATAATATCAGGTATAGTTTCAAGTAGTGGTGGCCATGCAAAAGATAAATTGTTTGATGAAATTTTAGTTTCTTCTTGGCAGAAACAAGCGTTCTTTTTTAGGCCAATGACTTCAAGTAATGAAAACCCCAATACAGAAATAAACTTTTCAGCAAGTAGAAAAAGAGCCGACAATAGTAAAATGCAACTGCAGCTCAAATCAAAATTGGATCACTCACCAACAGCAACAGCAAGTTACTATGATGGAGGTAAGTTATTTTGGTTGCTTTGTGATGAATCAGGAAAAGCTAAAGATATTGATGTTTACGAGCGGCACCAACAATTAAAACAGTGTGTAGCCCAAGGAGCAGGTATAAATATTTTTGGTTTTATGGGCCTACCTTCAACAGTAGGAGAAATGGAAGGTGCAGGTGGACGAGGTTATTACAATATTTGCAAAGATAGTTTTTTTGAAAAACGAAACATATCTGGGCAGACTACAACAGGGCTTATGCTTTTATACATTTCTTGTTTAGAAGGATTGGAAGGATTTGTAGATGAATATGGCTATTCAGTAATAAATAATCCAACACCACAACAAGCTAAATTTATTAATAAAAATTATGGTTCAAAAGAATATATAAACAGCACAAGGGCAGCATTATTATTAGACCCAAAAGACATTGATAAGTATAACGAGTTTGTAAGACAAAACCCTATTTATTTTAAAGAATGTTTTAGGACAACCGATGGTGATATAGGTTTTAACACCAAAATAATAAACGAAAGACTTGATGAAATATCAATCAATAAACACCTTTGGATAAGAAAAGGAAATTTTTATTGGACAGGAGAAAAGTACAATAGTAGAGTTGAGTTTATGGACATTCCAAATGGAAAGTGGGAAGTGAGCCAACTTTTACCACCAAATGTTAGTAGTAAATTTAATTGGACAACTATAAACGGAGAGCCACAAAGAGTTCCATTTGCACCAAAACACATTACTTGTTGCGACCCTTACAAACAAGAAAAAACAGTAAGTGGTAGAATGTCTGATTTAGGTATTGCAACAGCGTATGATTACGACCCAAGCGTTGATGGTGGTAAAGAACCAATGGATTGGCAAAGCTATAGATTAACGTGTACATATTTAGGAAGACCGGGTTCAACAGATGATCAATATGACGATGTTTTATTGCAAGCAGTTTATTACAACTCATGGATTTATCCTGAAATAAACGTAGCTGAAATAATACCATTTATGACTAAGATTGGATTTGCAGGGTATTTTCTTTATGATTACGATTGGAAAACAGGAAAACTTAGGGTAACACCAGGATTTAATTCACAAGGAGAAAAAAAACAAAATCTATTTAATACAGTAAGAAATTATATTTCTGTGCATGGACACAAAGATAAGCATGCTGATTTTTTACAACAATGTAAAGATATTTCAAGCATGGATGAAATGACAGATTTCGATTTGTTTACCGCAGGAGCAGGGGCATTAATGGGATGTAGTAGTATAATGGCACAATCTCAAAAATCAAAAACAGAAGTAGTTAGGAAGCCAAATATGTTCAAAAAGAGAAAATATACTTAAAAATTTGTAATTTTGAAAAAAGAAATTTACAAAAATGGCACTTACTCAAGAAAAATATTCAGCACAAATTGGAAGTAGTAGATTAGAAAAAGTTGCAAAACTTACTGAAAAAGACTACATTGAAGATGGCTATTTCTTTCCAAGTGACGATATTGACCCTTCATTAAAAAAAGGCGCATGGGCTTTAAAATGGTCGGAAGCAATTTGGAGTTTATTTTTAAGAAGCAACTTATCTACAAATGTTGCTATGCTTCAAGAAATGAGATGGCTAAGAATGTATGGTGCAGGTTCGCAACCTAAAGAACTATACATGGATTTATTGCTAGATAATGAATCAGGAAAAGGAAGAGAAGGCTATATGGCTACCAATTGGGACATATTTAGCCCTATGAGTAAATACAAAAGAGTAATACAAGGTAAGTTTGAATCGCTCGAATTTGATTATGTAGCCACAGCTATTGACCCTACATCAATAGATGAAAAAGATGAAGCTAAATGGGAACTATGGTACAAATCAAATTACGCAGAAAAGGAAAGAGAAATACAAGCTATGATAGGTTTGCCTCCCGAAAACCAAGTTGAATATATTGCAAAATCATTAGAAGAACTAGATTTATTCAAAGAAATGGGAGGGTTTAAAATTAAAGCAGAATCGGAAGCCGAAGCTGTTTTGAGTGCTACCGATTACCTTTCAGATATAGGAACAATAAAAAGAAAATTAATTAATGATGCTATTGATTTAAACAGAATGGCATTTAGAGATTTGTATGATCCAATAAGTAAAACTTGCAAATACGAATATGTTGATTGGGAGAATTTGGTTATAGATTATTCGAATGAAACAGATTTTAAAGACATTCGTTTTTGGGGTTATCTAAAATTTGAAACATTAAATAATGTTCGAGTTGAAACTGGATTAACTGAAAAAGAACTTTTAGAAATGGCAAAGCCATGGTACGGATTATTTGGTAATTACAATGGACAGCAAATGAATAGATATGTTCAAGGTAATTACGTCAATGAAAATGGAGATTACGTTTACAATATGTTTAGGGTTCCTGTTTTAGTTTCGGAGTGGATAAGTACTGATTCATATTACGAAACAGTAAAAAATGGTAAACGCTACCCTCAAGAGCATGGAAAAATAATAAATACTGAAAAGAAAAAAACAAAAGTTGTAACCAAAAACAGAGCTTACACTACAAAATGGATTATAGGTAGTAAATACGTTTATGATGATGGACCACAATTAGCAGGTAATATTGAAAAGCCAACTTTGAGTATTCATGCAATAAGACTTCAAGGTAAATCAATTGTAGAAACAATCATTCCTAACTTAGATCAGATACAATTAACAAAATTAAGACTTGAAAGCGCAATAGCAACAGCAGCACCAAATGGATTGAACATAGAAATAGGTGCAATGGAAAATATTGATTTGGGTGATGGTATAATGAAACCCTTACAACTTATAGCCTTAAAAAGACAAACAGGTGATACTGTTTACCGAGCAACCACACACGCAGGAGATAGAGGTAGTCAAGCAAACCCAATAAGTCATTCAGAAGGAGGTGTTGGTAATTTATTCAATGAGTGTATAAAAAATTTTGAAATAAACTTTAATTTTATTTCGGAACTTACAGGAATAGATAGGGTAAGCGCAGCAAGTCCAAAAGGTGGAGAACAAACAGCTACCGAAACAAAAGCAGCAATAAGCGCAACTAACGATTCGTTACAACCCATTTATACCTCGTATATTCAAATAAAACAATGGGCAGGGCAAACAGTGTTACCTCGTATTCAAAGAGCTATTAGACGTTATCCTGAAACTAAAAAAATATATCAAAACATTTTAGGTAAAAGTGGAACTTCAATACTTGAAATAAGCAGCGACATAGGAGTAAGGGATATGGGAATAAAGATTGAAATAAAACCCACTCAAGAAAGAAAGCAACAAATAATGCAAGCAGCAATTGAAGCTATGAAGCCCGGTAAGGATGGAGAGAAAATAAGCATGGGCGATTATTTAATGATAAGCAGATTAATAAACGCAGGTAGATTAAACCATGCTGAAACATTAATTAGATTTAAGCAAGACCAAAGCCGAGAGCAATCAATAAAACTTCAACAAGAAAACATGAAGCTAAATGCTGAAAGCGCACAACAAACTGAAATGCTAAAAGCTAAAAACGAAATGGAAAAAATTAAGTTTGAAGCAGACCAAACAATACGAATTGAAGCCGCGAAAGCATTATTTAAAATTGAAGGAACTAGTAATGAAACTATTTTGAGATTACAAGAACAAATGATAATGAACACTTTACAACCTCAAGTAGAAGGTAACACACAACAAATGCAACAATAATTTGCTAATATCAAAACAATTAACATAAATTTGTAACACAATGGTAGAAACAAACGAAAGCGCATCATTTTTTGCAGAAATTGGAATCCCAGCCTCAACAGGTGAAGAAAACAACAATAGTGAAAATGACAATGGTGGAGCAGGAGCTTCGTCAGAAGGCGCAGAAGGAAAAAATGAAGGTGGAGAGGGAGATAATAACTCCGCAGCTTCGTCACAACAAAACACAAACACATCAGCACCTAACTTTGCTGAATTATTTGGAGAAGGATATGACCAAGATAAGGTTAAAGCAGAACTAAATGAATTTAAAGAGTTAAAAGCTAAGTATGATGAATTGGCTGCAAAGCCGACATTAGATTTTGCAGATGAAAGTGTAGCCGAGTTTAATGCTTATATTAAAGCTACAGGGAATAAAGATTACTCTGCTTTTTTACAATTAAAAAACGCAAGTGATAATTTAGATCCAATTGAAGCATTAGTTTTAAAAGCAACAATCGAAAACCCTGATTACAGAGGTAAAGAAGAAATGTTGCGAAACAAACTGATTAAAGAATATGGATTAGACCCAGATGTTTTTGATTCAGATGAAATTGAGTTTAATAAAATTGCGTTGAAAGGTAAGACAAAAGAGGTTTTCGATTGGCTGCAAGACAACAAAAATAAAATGGTATCAACTAAAGTTGACCCAGAAGTGGCTAAACAAGCCAAAGCGTTAACAGAAAGCAAATGGCTAGAAGTTGCAAATGAAAAAATAGGTGGAAAATCGAAGTTAACGATTCCTACTTATCAAGATGGCAAAGTGATTCCTTTTACGGAATTTGAAATTAAGCCTGAACTTGCAGATCAGTACAAAACCGCCTTCGCTAAAATGATGTCGGAAAACAACTATGATGTCAACCCTAAAAGTGTTGAATTAATGGAGCAGGAATTTAATAACAGGTTTATTGTTAATAACCTACCTCAAATCATGGCAGATGCTTTACAAAAACACGAAGCAAAATTAAAAGAAACTTGGGAGGATCAATATGGAGGTCCAATGGATAAATTAAAATCACCAGGTTCGGCTTCAAACAGAGCCAAAGATGAGCTTGATAAAGTTCTCGAAGGTTATGGACAGTAAAAAAATTATTTAAAAACTAAAAAAAAACAAAAACTAAAAATGAAAAAAATATTTACAGGTTTATTGTTCCTTATAACAATATTTAGTGTGTTTTTTGGTATGCCCGAAGTAGCTTTGGGTGCATCATTAGCATATTCAGGCGCAGTAGCAGCCACAATGAGTAACAACTTTGTTTCAGGTTTCGATTTGAACAAAAGACAAGTTTACGAAAGATTAGTAGCCATCCATGGTGACCAAGGATTAGAATTTATTATGATGCTTATGTCAATGGGTTGGGAAGATACTTGTAGTGTTGACACTATTGAGCATTTTGAAGATGATTGGATTAGCCCTTCGTTTATAGTAAACTCATCGGCAGCAGGAGCTACGGGTGCGGCTGTAACAATCACAATTAATGCAAATAGTATTGACGCAAGTGGTCGTTCTATTCCTGTAGTAAAAGACGTAATTGAATTTCCTGGTGTAGGTGGTACAACTCCAATTTGGGGTTTAATCACAGCAAAAAGTGGAGCAAACTTAACAGTAGTACCTTATCGTAGCACACAATCAATTCCAGCAGTATCAAATGGACAAACATTGATTATAGCAACCAACGCAAATGCTGAGGGTTCGTTTCAATTAGCGCCAAAAGCACGTGGAGCAAATTTATACCAAAACAAATTTGCTATTTGTAAGGCTGACATTTCAGCAACAGGTTCGGAAATGACAACCGATTCATGGATTCAAGTAGCACCTGATGGTGGCAAAGTAGGTCCTTGGTACAATTTAGCGTTAAACATGGATTTAGATTTCCGTATGGCAAAAGCTATTCAAGGTACATTATTAGGTGGACAAGAGCCAACTAATCCATTAGCATTAGACCCCGATACAGGAACAGCAGTTAAATGGACAAAAGGTTTATTTCCAACTATGAACGATACTTCAATCCAACACCCTTACATTACTTTTGGTATTGCAGATTTCGATACAATCGAAAGAGCAATTGCTAAAGAATATGGTGGAACAACAACAGCTTGTTTGTTTGGTATTGATTTAGATATTCAAGTTGAAAATACTCTTAAAACTTACTTTAACTTTACTAACATTGACTACATACGCGAAAAAAACACTGCTAATTTATTTGGTGGAGATAAAGGTATGGCAGCAACAGTTGGTTTTAGTTATTTAGAAAAAGCTAAAAGAGCATTTGCTTTCAAGCGTTTTGATACTTTAACTGATCCTCAATCGTATGGTGCAGATGGTTACTCATACACTTCAAGAGGTGTTATGTTCCCATTAAAACCTAAAAACAAAGTTCAGTTAGCTGGTGGTGGTAATGCAATGATTCCTTCAATTAGAGTTCGTTACAAAGCTGCTGATGGATATAACCGTAAAATGGAAGTATTCAATAGTGGTTCTGCTAATGCTGCTAAGTGGGGCGTTACTAACACTCAAGACGTTAGAAGCTGGCACCAAAGAACAGAAGTTGGATTGGAAGTATTCGGTTCGAACACTTTTGTAAACATTTTCTTAGGTAGCTAGTATTTAAACATCTAATTATCAATAAAATGCGATTATCTTAATAGGTAGTCGCATTTTTTTATTGTGTAATTCGTTTATATTCATACTTTTGTCAAACAAACCAAGGGTGGTAACAATCCGTCCATAAAACAAAAATAAAATGATCTACAAAAACAACGAGGTTTATAACCTCACAGATGCCGACAAGAAAAAAGTATTTGACTTTTTAGGTTGGGAAAACAAAAATGGGAAACTAACAAGACCAGACAAAGTAAGACCTGCAGTTATTGTTCACCCTGAAAGTTATTACACTTACGACAACGTAAACAAAAGAATAAGCAAACCTGCTTTATTTAATTTACCATTAGAAGCAATTGATTACGGAGAGCAAGGAAGTGAGAAATGGAATTACGCTGAAAAGCCACCAATTTACGATGGAAACAATAAAACTTATACTTATGTGAGCCACATGGCAATGAAAAGTAATTTTTTATTAACCATTGCACAGATTGATTTATTGTTTTTCCTTATTACAAAAAGTTCTTTCAGAGAATTAACAGATTCGGAAATAGCAAGTGGAATGGTTCAAAAAAACAAGCCAGCATTTAAAGTAGAAAATAGAGAAGCCGAAGCAATGGCTAAACTCCAAAAAGACAGAAACAAAACTACCATTAAAAATTATATCAATGGAGATGCGACAGTATGTTGGACGATTGAAAAAATACGTCAAAATGCAATTGTTTTTGGATTAAGTGGAGCATTAGATATGGGGCCTTTTGAACTTAAATCAGCATTATTGGGTAAGTTAGAAGGAGAACCAGGAGCATGGGAAAGGTTTTGGGCGCAATGTAGTATTGGAGAAGAAACAGATTATCGTTACATGATAGAAGTTGCCAAGGCAAACAAGGTTCTTAAATATGTGGAAAAAGACAGAAAGTGGTATTGGTTAGATGATAAAGGTGGTAAAAACGGAGAGATTTGTTCACACACAAGTTTAACATCAAAACCAGAAGATGACCTATTGAATCACATGAAAAATGATGATGCGACAATGTTGCAAATCAAAAGTAATTCAGAATATAACCCCGAATAAACACTTAAACCAAAATAAATATGTCAGGAGATGTAAAATTTGAAGGCACTAAAGAAGAGTGGGATGCTTTAGTAGCAAAAAATAAAGAGCAAAACAATTTAAAGCCCGACCCTTTCTTAGAACGATTAGTTAATGAAGAAATGGAATTAGGTAAAAAAATTGTAGGGCTAAACAAAGGCTTACAGTCAGACGGATTTGCAGAAAAAGTTGGTAACTACCAATTTGAATTGCTTAACCTACAACATGGCGCAATGATTACTTACAGGCGCATTTTGAATATGCGAATTAAAGACCTTACCCCTAAGTCGTAGTTTTACCGTTTTAGCTACTATATTGACATGTATGGGCTTTTAAAACTCAAAAAATCCTAGCGTAAAAAACTAGGATTTTTTTTTGTTTAGAAAAGTTGTAATTTTGAATAACCAAAAAGGACTAAAATGACACCAACTTTTTCAACATTATTTAAGCTATTAACAAAAGCAGTAAGAGTTACAGACACTTTTAATTATAGTGGTATAACAGCCTCGGCAATATATGGTAATGTTACAGCCAAGATTGGTAACACTATTTTTCATACCAATACTAATTTTAACGCAAGTGCAGATATTGTACAAGGAACAAACACTTACGTTGATTTTAATTTGCCATTAAACGCAGATGGTACAATAAGAGAAACTAGTTATAATTTTACCTATAACGTAAAAATTGAAAATGAACAAATTGGAACATCTTCGGCAGATGTATCAGCAGACACATTTACAACAGTTGTTATACCAAGTAATCCCACATTAGCAGCTTCAATAAACGCTTTAATAGCAGCAGGAGTTGATTGTAGGGCTAGATTTAACCTTGGAAGTACAAGTGGGTATGCTATTTTAAGTGCAACAGCTACAACCATAGTAATTGCTAGTACAACAATTTCTGGAGCAGGAGCAGGCTTAAACGCAGTTACAATATTAAGTACAAGTACAAGCACCACAGTTAAAAATTATGATTTTTGTGATATTACCCCACAAACTAATTTATGTGTAACTTCGGATTGTTTCTTCGCAACAGTTACAGCTCAAGATAGTACATTGTACCCTGCAAACATGACAATTGCTTCAAGAGCCTTAACAATTAATTGGCCAAGACTAGCAAATGGAAATCCTGTAGATACAGCAGTTGTTACAAGTGATGCAAGTAAAACAATAGGTCCAAATATTTTTACAGGTGGTTATTTAGTAACACTAAGCACCGCTTTAACTTGGACACAAACAGATGGATTATTAGTAAGCAATACAGTACAAGGCAGAAGCGATTATGTAGTAGATTGTAGTGGCAATATTTGTAGTGCCTTTAATTGCATAAAAGCATACATGGTTAGATACCAACAAGCAGTTGCTTTAGGTTCGAGAGAATTAACTCAATTTACTCAACAAAACTTTCAAATTCTACTTTATTGTAATTTGTACAATATTGCTATTGAATGTCAGAAAACAAGTGATGCAAGAGATATTTTAATTGCATTAGGAGAGTACATGAGTGTAAGCGGAATAACTGTAGAAGGTTGTGATTGCGGTTGCTCGGATAGTAGTACAAGTAGTACCGAGCCAACTCTAATTACACCATTATACAATTCAGCCACTTACAACAGCGCAACAGAAACAGCAGCAGGTATAGCAGAATTAGCTACTCAAGCAGAAACAAATACTGGCACCGATGATACTAAAATTGTTACACCTTTAAAATTAAAGACTTATGTAGCAACACAAGTAGTAAGTGCAACAGAAATAATACCGGGTATAATTGAAATTGCTACTCAATCAGAAACAAACACAGGAACAGATGATTTAAGAGCAATAACACCTTTAAAACTTCAAAATAAAGTAGCTTCTGAAAGTGCAAAAGGTATTGCTGATATTATAAATTCAAGCGATGCTGCTAGTATAAATTTAGACAATACTCTTCTGAATAATGACACTAAAATTGTTACGCTTAGAAAGTTATCTTTATCAATTAATAATATACTTCAAAGAACTTTAACTTTCGCCAATAAAATATTGTTTCAAAAAGGCGTTAATGTTGTTGGAGCTCCAAGCCCAATTACGGAGGGAGATTTTTATTACGATGGAAATTATTATCAAGGTAAAAATTCTACCAGTACAGTTGTTTTTATCACAGACATTAGTTATGCGACAGAATCTAATTTAGGTGTAGCTAGAATTGCTCAACTTGCCCTTGTTAATCTTGGTATTGGAGATGATACAATTGTTACACCTGTTAAACTTCAAAAGAAAATTTTAGATTCAACAAATACTGCTAGTGGTACAGGTACAGCTACACTTGATGCTTATAATGGTGTAGTATCTTATTCTACAGGGCTTAGTGCTAATACAGGCGCTTTTTACACTCTTTCAAATAATCGTGTAACTGCAAATACAGTAATACAATGGAGCTTGCAACATACATTTTCGGGTAACGAAAATCCAATTGCTTGTTCTTATCAAGTACAAGCTGGAACTATATCTTTCAAATTATTTAATAATGGTTCGGCAACAGCTAGCGGATTAAAAATATATTTTACAATCTTAAATCCTGGAGTATAATGGTAAACATATTTGAAATCTATGAATACGTTTTGTTTAAAGCAAATAAAGAACAATCAGGAAATACATTTACTCCTGACAAGTTTAATTTGACTTGCAAAATTGTAAACTTAGAATATTTTAAATTAAAGGTTGGACTTCCCGAAGCGTATGCTCCGGGCAAACCATTTCCACCTCAAGCATATCAAATAAGTCAAAAAATGACTGATGATATTATGCCATTTATAAAATGGTTGGGTGGACCCGATTATCCAATATTAAGTTTAGATCAATATGGAATAGGTATAATTCCAAACGATTATGTAGCATATTCTAGTTGCTATTATGATTATGTTGCTAAAGGTGCAAATTGCGACACAGAAGAAACTATAACACCAAGAGAGGTAGAATTTATTACTGATGCAAATTGGAGCGACAGAGTAAGCAGTAAAATAGATTATCCTGACAAAAAATATCCTTGCGCTAAATGGATTGGAAACAATAAGATTCAATTTTTGCCTCGTGATTTAAAATCTGTAAATTTTACCTACCTAAGAGAACCTATTGCACCTGTAATGGGATATACTTATGATGGAAACAACGATATAGTTTACAACCCAACAACAAGCACTCAATTTGAATGGCCTCAAGTATGTTTGTCGGACATAGCAAATATGGTTTATAGCATTATGGCTGGTAATTTAAAAAGTCAAATTGATATTCAATTAGCAAATCAAAGAAAGGCAGGGGGAACTGAATAATGACACGCGACCAATTTGTAGAATTAATAAGAAGAAATTTGCAAGGCAGCGATGCTCCAGCAGCAATTCGTGGTAAGTATTCTGAAAGAGAAATACAGTTGTACTCTGAAATGGCTTACAATGACATGGTAAGCATGCTTGGAGAAGAAGCTAATAAGACTAAAGATTATAGTCTTATGGATAGTTTTGGAAAAGCATATAAACGAATAATAAAATATGATTCAGAAAGAGATGAAAAGTATCTTGACATAGAAGTTCAAATTGTACCCTTGAGAGATAATGCTGGAGTAAGGTTGGTTTCACCATATAAAGACCAATCGGCTTCATTTGATTATAGGGATAACACTTCAAGGTCTGTATTTGATACGTTATTAGTCAACGTGGTTGACAATACTCCTACATATTATGTTGAATCTCAAAGAATTTATTTAGATGATAATGTAAATAAAGATTTGACTACTATAATGATAAAAGTAATTCCTTTGTTTTCGGCACTAAAAAGTGAAGATGAAATATTAATTCCAGGGGGAGAAAATGGACAAGTATTTCAAAGAGTGATTGAATTAATTCAAAACAAAGAACGTCATCCACAAATGTATAACAATAGCGGAAGCAGCAAACAAATTTAACAATGGGCAATCAAAGCACACCAAGTAACCAAGTAAGTGGACTAACTGATTTAAGCTATGTAATAGCAGAAGTTCAGAATGAGTTAAACGATTACAGCCCAACTCAAAGACAAAGGTTGTTGGGGCTTGGTATATCGATACTTAGAGATATTCGTATTTACAATCAAGCATCGATACAAGTTGCTTATATTACTGTAAACGAAGCTGGAGTAGTAGAATTACCTCGTGATTACATTGACTACATACAAATTGGAGTAAAAGACCATGGACAATTGCGAGCATTGACACTTGATGAAAATATGCTTATAGATCGCTCAGAAAGTTGTGCCGAGCCAACAAGGGAAATGACACATTATAATAATGATAATTTTTACAATGGAGGTTTTTTTGGTTTGTATAACAATGGAATATTTACACCTACTTATTATGGTTTAGGTGGAGGTAGAAATTCAGCATATTACAAAGTAGATAAAACAGCAAATAGAATACAATTCGATGGTAGATTAGTAAACCAAGAAGTAGTTTTGTTGTATAAAAGTACAGGAATAAGCCCAAACACAGCATTTGGTTGGGAGGTTGTCAATCCAATAAAATCAGGTATTCATTACAAAAGAATAGAATTTGATTTAACGGTTTCTATGAATATGAAAGCACTTTTAAAAGAAGAGTATAATGAAGAAATAAAAAAACTTCGAGCTTTCACTCAAAAATTTACTTTAACAGAATATATGGACGTTTATCGCAGGAAAAAGAAACAAACTCAAAAGCAGTAGAATTACATTTTGAAATAATTTACAATTATTTATTTTAACTTTGTCCTATGAAGCAAAAGGCATTATTTACAAAAAGGTTAAATACTGATAAAGAGGATAGGACACTTGATACAGGAGAGTTTAAAGCAGCCAAACACGCAAGGATAGGAACAAGTTCAGCCGACAATGTAAACACAGCAGAAAGCATTGCAAGTAATGTTTTAAGGACTTCTGGGTATTCGTTTCCAAGCGGAGTAAATAAATGTATTGGAACTTGTCAAGATGTTAGAAATCAAGCAATAATTTATTGCATTTGGAACAGCAACAATAATCATAGAATTATAAGATACAATCCAACCACACAAATAGTAGAAGATATTTTACCTACAATTTGGAACGTATCAGTATTAAATTGGAAGTATGTAAAAGGTAGCCGAGGTGATACCAAAAGACTTTGGAATTTAAGAATTGTAGAAACAGGCGATGATCAGATTATGTTTTTTACAGATGGTTTTAATAACCCAAGGAGAATAAGTTTAAATATAAAAAAACAACGAGGAAGTACATATACGCTTACCGAAGACGATATAAGTACAGCAAGAAAACCACCATTAGAAGTAACCGCAAGATACATAGTAGATTCAACTAGAGCTACAAATTTTATTCGTAATAAATTCTTTCAGTTTCGTTCAAGATATGTATGGGAGAATGGAGAACTAAGTTCATGGTCACCATATAGCATTTTAACAATACCACCTAGCAATGGAACGGATTACAGAGCAATTGAAGTTGGATTTAATAGTGGGCCAAAAGGAGTTGTAAAAGTAGAGCTTGCAGTAAGACAAGGAAATGGAATCTCATCAACAGGAACGGTAAATACAGAACTTTATATTTTTGATACTTGGGAGAAACTTAGCACAGCCGATAATACAAATCAAGTAGTAGTTTTTTACAATTCGGAAGTTTTACGAGCAGTACCAAGAACGA